TATCCTTCGGCTGATGCATGCGACCCGTGCGCTGCAGCCACCGATTCTTGACCGCCTGCATAATCGCCGCGCCCCATGCGTTGGGATGCCCGGGATTAACAATGCCAGCTTCCTGCGCAAGGTGGCGGATATCCTCGCCGGTGCCCTTCCATCCCTGATGCAGGTCGTTCTCAATGAAATCCATGATCTGTGCGCGCCAGATCCAGTTTCTGTTCAACACGCCATCGAGCGCCGCGTCCCGCGCATCCCGACCTTCATTATTCCCCATAGGAAAATATCCCGCCATTTGTGAGCACGACATCCCGCCGGTTCTGCGGGCCGTTTTCATGTTTGGAGACCGGTTTGATCATCATCGCCAATATCAATTTAAACCTACCACCATCAAACCGCCGACAAGGCTAAACCCAAAACCCGCAGGCCGTCAAGCGGCCAGTCCGTGGGTCTGGGCAAGCCCGACCGGAGCCTTAGCGGAGGGAGGGCGCAGCCCTTATGCGCGCGCGCGCGCGAGGCTGTGTGAAAACAAACACTTATCCAACACTCCAAGAGAAAAAACGCTTTTGAACGGCGTAAGATGTTGTTTTGATTTGTTTTCAGGATTTGCATTTTTCACAGTCCCTTCCCGATGCGGAGGCCCTTTTTGTTTGACTTATCGCCCCACAAATCGGTGACGATGACGTCCGAGCGGTGCCACATGTTGACATACTTCTCGCACACATTGACTGACAGATTGAACATGTCGCTGAGTCGATCCGGCGCATATCGATCCGTGTCACGGCTCTTCTTGTCACGGCTCCACGGATATCCGCCGCGCCATGCCGCGTCGATTGCTGAGACCATTTTCCTACATGTCTCCATGTCGGGCTCGTTTCCTGTCTCCTGCACGCCCCCAAAATCGCCCGCTGATGCGTCTTCTGGCTTCTGGGGTGTCACCGTAGCAGGATCTACCGGAAGGGCCACCAGCGAGCTTCTGCCGAAGCCCAGATCGATGTCCCTGAGCTCGAATGGCAGATCCCACCCGTCCCGGGCTTCCTTGATCTTCATCATGGTCATTGTGCCGAACATGCCGGGCTTTTCTCGTTCGACGAAGATCGCGCAGTTGGCCGCGCCCTCGAGGACATTTGACCCGCGCAGGGCCTTCCCGTTGCCTTTGGAGACGTGATGCGCGCCTGTGGCCGAACAATCGAAAGCAAGGCGCATGGCGTCATTGGCTTGAATGTAGAGCGTCATGTCCTTCTGCAGGTTTTCGTCCGCGCCCGGCAAGACGCGCGAGACCGTGTCGATGATGATCATGACAGGCTTCTCGCCGCACTTGTTTTCGACCTCGATTTTGATTGTCTGAATTAACTTCACAATATGCGCAGGGTCCATAAAGTTCACGGGTTGCCTGATAAAGTGAAATCTCTTCCTGTTAATCTGAACTTTCTTCGCCTTTTCCCATGCCATCATGCGGAACTTCATATCCGTCGTGCCTTCCGACGAGATATACACGATGGGGCCATGCCGATTGATCTTCTTCCCAAACCAATGCGTGATCTCATCGACACCCAACGAGAAGGCCATGTCCATCGCGATGAACGTCTTGCCGCAGCCGGGAGCGCCATAGATAAATGCTGTCGCGCCTTCGATGATCAGATCTTGGATCAGAAACACCGGATCCGGCAGATTGAATATGTCGTCTACACTGAGAACCTCGAATAAATTTGAGGAGGTTTTTGGATCGGCAACCGAGAACTTATGCGCAGGCGCATCCCAGTCCTCTGATTCTTCGGGTTGCGTTTTATTATCCGTATTTTCCGCAACTCCTTCCGATATCTGATCGGCGAAGGATTTTGTCGGCTTCTGATTCGGCTTTGGCTCCTTAGCCGCTTCGATGATCTTGTCCCAGTCTTTTATTGACGCGCGCCATTTGGCCTTGAACTCTGTGATGCCACGGCCTTCTTTTTCGAGCGCCGCTTCCTTGCTTTCAGATAGGCCCGGTAGCCGGCTTTCAACTTTACCGAGATAGATCGAGAATAGATCATCGCGCTGCTTGATTAATTCTTCGTCGCTTGGCTTGATCGGGCAGTCGCGCGCGATGTCGACCAACCGCGCCCAGATCATGCGGAACATGTAATCTTCGCGACCATCCTTCAGCGCGCCCCATGCATCATGCAGATGATCAGGCGTTGCTGTCTTGACGTGCGGGCCTGCATGCGTCGATCCGCCATGCTGCTCGGCGAGAAGATCGATCTGCTCGCACAGCCAGCGCGGCGCTTCAGCGATCTCAAGATTCCACGGCTCTTTGTCTTCGATCCACTGATAGCGCGTTCCGCTTTCGTGCATTGACGGCGCAGCAACAATGAAGCCGCCAACGCCACGGATATCGACGCCAATAGACGTCTTGATCGTCGGAGAAGTCCAGCCTTCCGGCGCACGGAAAAGGATCTGCAGGCCACCACCGCCAGTGCGCTGGGTCGGCGATTCAAGCTCGTCGGCTTTCTCCTGCATATCCATGCAGCAAGACCACCACAGCGCGGCCTCTGGCTTTGAATGCGTGTCGAGATCGACGACAAAGACGCGACCGCTGCAGTTGCCAGTGAGAATGCCGATATTGTTTTTTGTGTCGCTGATGCCGTCGAACCACTTATGGAACGTCACATCGTCGACCAGTTCGTTTTGATAATCACGCCATCCATCAAGCGCGGGGCGCTTCCAGTTATGGACATGGCGCGTCGGATAGTGTGACGGCACAGCCTGCAGCCCAAGCTCGCGATACATGCGCGCGTAATCTGCAAGACTTGCGAAGTCTTCGTTGAAATCTGTAAGCATTTTGAGGGGCCTTCTATATCGATTGATTTACGTCATGATTTATGAGATATTCGCATTGTTACCTTGGCTCTCTGTCATTGTGACGTTTTCCTCCCTTGAATGACTGGAGCGGCGAAGGGGCCGCTCTTTTTTTATAGCTCAACAATTATATGACCATATGAATCGATCTCAAGTTTAGGATCTGGTCGAGGCAAAACTACAAAAGTTTTCCCCTTGCTGCTTTGCTTCCACATAAATCCATATTCGCAATCTATTGTATGTATAACCGGAACCACTACAGGGCCTTGAATAATATCACCCTCCCAACCGATCTTTCTTGCAGCTTGAAGAGATGCATTAAATTTCCCTATAAAATCATTTATGTCAGAATAATCGAGTGAGTAAACTTTTAGCCTCTTCAAAGAGTTATCTGTTCTTTCTTTGATTGTATCACAGTGTTGAAATATCATGTCTTTTACAGGAACAAAAAAATTCCAACCGAAATCAACCGGACTTATTGCGTATGCGTAAAGATAATCCATGTTTGTCTCCTATCTTTGCGTTTGCGCGCCATAAAGCGCCATAAGAGCCGCTTCTCCGCGACCATTATCTTTCTTGCGACGGAAGTGCTCGCATCCCGGCCACTTGTCTATCGCAAGCTTGCGGGACTGTTCTTTGTCGGCTGTGAGACCGAAGTATTTTTTCCATTTGCCCGGACTGACGTGGACAACAGGGATTTTAAGCGCGCCAATAACACCGAGCGCAATGCCGTAGGACATCCCGAAGTTAAAGCTGGACGAGACACCTTGTTTCGGCATGGCATGCACGATCTCCACTACGGCCATGTCGGGGCCATGCTGACGGATTAAATCATAAAGCGCTGCAGGATTAATCTGACGCGCAGCTAATGGCACATCATAGGCCGCAATCAATTGCGGTTTATCAGGATAATAAAACGCAACTGCCCCAGACATGCCGGGGTCAAGACCCATGATGCAGGTATATGTCATGATTTACCAACCTCTCTTGTAAATATCGTATATCATGCGAACCATATTAAACACGAAGAACGCGCAAAGCGTCCATGCGACGATGACGATGGGGCCAATCAATAAAAAGTCCATGATGTGATTCATATCAATCTCCATACATTAAAGTCTCAGCCGGCCCGGTTGCGTATTGAAGTAGCCATCGACACGCGGGTGAGTTGGGCCGGCTGAGGCGCAAAACGTAAGCGAACAGCCGCGATTCTGTCAATCCACAACCACCAGTTGACTTCATCGCTACCCGCCGCTATGGATAGTGCGAATCGATATTGAGGCGCTATGAACAACAATCCCTTCACCGCTTACGGCATCCAGCACCTATCCCCTTCAACCGCCAACCTGTTCATCGGGTCTCCGGCTGCGTTTGTCCTCGACAAATGTATGAAGAAGCGGTCACAGGTGGGCGCAGCCGCACACAGGGGAACAGCCACGGAGACAGGCGTTGTTCATGGTCTTACAACAGGCGCAACGGACGACGAATGCATAAAGGTGGCGAAGGATGAGTTCTGGCGACTTATGGTCTTCTCGAGTGATCCCGCTGCCGAAAAAGAAGAAGCCGCAGTTCCTGAAATGGTTAAAAGAGGCCTTGCAGAATTGCGAGGATACGGAAAGCCGACGTCGACCCAAGGTAAAATTGAGCATTGGTTTGACGGCATCGCAGTGCCCTTTATTGGTTTCTATGATGTTGAATGGGCGAACCATAACATTCTGGTAGATCTGAAAACGACGCATGCCTTACCATCTAAAATCTCCACCAACCATGCTCGGCAGGTTTCACTGTATGCTGTTGCGCGCGGCAATGGCATTGACCCACGGGTTGCTTACATCACGCCAAAAAAGTCTGCGACGTATCGGGTTGAGAATGTATCTGAACATGTCAAAGCTTTGGAGCGAATCGGTCTTGCGATCCAACGGTTTTTATCAATAAGCGAAGATCCTATGGAGCTGGCAAAGCATGTCATGCCTGACGTCGACAGCTTCTACTTTAAAGATCCGATGGCGAGACAGACTGTCTTTGAGATTTGGGGCGTATAATGAAACATGAGATCAAAGATTTCATTGGCGTCTTTCACGACGTTGTCAGTGAAGAATATTGTAAGGAAGTGATTGAGTTTTTCGAGCATGTCGACGAGCTTGGCGGGGTGTATTCACGTCAAGATCAAGAGCCAGTATCCTCCATAATCAAAGACAATAATATATTCCATACGGACGACAAATGCCCTTCTATGGTATTCCATTCGCTGTTCAGGTTGATGAAGCCTTTCGTGAAAGCATGTGATGAATCATATGCTTTGTATCGAAAAAAATACGGTATTATGGAAGAGTTTCCATCGCATAGAATTAGTCCGTCTATACAAATGCAGCGCGTAAGGCCTACGCAAGGCTATCATGTCTGGCACTGCGAAAACAGTTGCTTGGCGTTCGGGCATAGAATATTGGTGCCGATACTTTACCTGAACGACGTTGCTGAAGGCGGCGAGACAGAGTTCTTGTATCAAAGCATGCGTATAGCTCCCAAAAGAGGAACGCTTGTTCTTTTCCCTGCCGCGTTTACGCACACACATCGAGGCAATCCGCCGCTTAGTGGCGATAAATATTTCATCACCAGCTGGATACAATTTGTGGAGTAATCGATATGAGAGAGCTGCCGGAAAACAAGTTTGGATATCTTTGTCTTGGTGTCATTTCGGATGAAGGTGAAAGAGTTGGCTTGTATGTTAAGGCCAACAAAATAGCACTTATTTCTCATCCTGATGACGATGAACTACAATATCATCCGTGGTGCAAGTCTGTAGTCTATCTAAATAGCACTGGCGATTATAATAGAGTTGTAGATACAATCGACGAGATCTTAGAGCAGCTTGAAAACATTCATCCGAGCTTACGCTGATGTGCATGCCAATGAGCGCGCTTGTGAGAGCGCCTTACAGAGTTCCCCCGCCATAGGGTAAGGCAAGCGATGGGCCAGATCATCGCATAACATGGAGTGGTAAAATGGCTTTTGGTGGATTTTTTGACGGTGTCGGCGAAGGCGGTTCCTTCCTTCCGATCATCAAGTATGACTCTCGTTCGGGTCGACTGTCGCGTCGCGACCGCGACAACGGTGAGAACAACGATGTTGATATCACGCGCAACTTTAAGGCGATCTTCGATTTCGAAAATGTCGAAATTGGCTGGATCAACTTCAATACAGGCGGCGCTCCTGATTTCCGCGTCACTCGTTTTGCTGATGGCGGCTCTATCGATAAGCCTGCCGGCGAAGGTTTCAAGCGTGGCGTTCGTTTCGTCATCAAGCTTTCGAAAGAATGCGGCGGCGATATTCGCGAGTTCGCGTCAAATGCTGCTGCGTTCCTCGACGGTGCCAAAGGGCTGATGGATGCTTACGAAAAAGGCGTGAAAGAAAACGCCGGTAAGCTGCCTGTCGTCGAGCTGAAAGACACGGTTGCAAAGACTTCATCTGGAGGGGCGATGAAGACGACGAACTATGTGCCTGTTTGGGAGATCACGGGGTGGGTAAAGCGTCCCGAAGATCTCGTTTACACGGCGCGTAGTTTGTCGGCCTCCTCCTCTGCGAGCGGCCCCGCTGCGACAGGATCGACTAAGGTCGACGCGCCTGCCGGCGGTGACGACGATTTCGGCTAATCGCCGATAACAGTTGAAGGGGCGGCGATATCATTCACTGTGATGTTGTCTTGGTCGACCGACAGCGTCGCCTCTTCTCTTTAATCACAAGGATGGACAATGCGTTTTCTGGTCACGATGAACATGCCATCGTTCAACAATAATCTGGTTCATCAGGTTAATGTTGAGCATGCAGAATCGAACAGTTTAGAAGACTTCGTTACGGCTCTAACCAATAACGACTTCGTTCTGGTCGAGGAGTTCTATCGTGACCAGCAAACCGGGACAGAACACAGCCGGGGTCAACTGGCTTTAAACTACCGCTTCATCGGCAAAGTAAAAGTGATGAACGGTGAATCTTTCCAAAACACTCAACTGAGAAGAGATCGATATGACCACCGCAAGCAATCCGTATGAAATGCTCACACAGGCCGCTGAACTGATTCAGGAGCGCGGCCAGAACTACGGCGAGATCGAGAATAACTTTCAGCTTATTGCTGATCTTTTTTCTCTTCGCGTCGGTCGCCCTTTCCATCCCTATGAAGCTTGCATACTTCTGGAATGCGTGAAGGACGCGCGTATGTTCGCGACGCCGATGTTCGTCGATAACTATCTCGACGGCATCAATTACAGGGCGTTTGCCGCGCTGTTTGCTGAAGACTATGCGCAGCGTCGCACTTCGTTGACCGACGTCGCCTATCAGCGCAAAGATAACCTACAGAAGGCTGAGATGAAGCCGGTTGTGGTTAAGCAAAAAACGACGAAGGGTGCGCAGATTGTGCAGGGATCGTCTGCAATGCTGGCTGATC